GCATTGAGCGATTTTTATATGGGAATCACCCTGTAAAGAATAACTACCAGAGCACAGGGTGCGCTCTGAGTAGTCCTTTGCCTGCGGGTCCGTTCCAGTTCAGGACGGGTTGCAGGGTGAACGTAGTTTCGATATTACCTTTACAAGTAATTCGAGTTGTGCCGTCGGCGTCCTCACAAAATCGTTCTTCGAACGATTCGTAACGGTCGCCACCGCCGCTTGCTACTTCCTTTGACTGTAGACGCGTTAGGAGCCGGAGTGGCTCTTTGACGTCTTTTTCCTTCTCAGGTCTTTCCGTACGCCGTAAAGCGTATAGTAGGGTTCCTGAAATGATCGCAGATAAGTCTTTATTTCTAAAGCGCTTTGCGACTCTTGGAAACAGTCTCTTGTTATAGCACTGTATCTTGTCCCGAGTACTCAGATAACCGAGTCCAACATCGCAATAATGCGAATATGGAACCGACAACCCCTGATCGGAATCATGATAACAATTATTACCCAACTTGTCCACAGCGACGATATCAGAAAGAGGCCTATAGTTAATAGGCCCCACACTTTCTATCGTTTCTTGCAATTTGCAATATAACGCACGATAGCCTTTAGACACTCGACAAGAAGAGTCAAGAGTCCTAGGTAAAATTGCGTTCGCAACATGGTACAGGTCCTTCGTAGTTTTAAATCTACGTTTGAGGTAATAAGGGCGTACGTTAATGCCCTGGTAATAATCCGCACCACAGGACTCCTTGAAGGGGCCAGACATGAAGCTTTTCTCCGAATTAACGGTAAAGCCACACCATGTCAGGTTTTCAACAAGACCTGGGGCAAACATTAACGGTAAGATCAAATCATCGCCATAAACGGCGAGATCTTCACTGGTTAATGTATAATCCATGCACTCGGCCGTCGCTTTCGCGATAGCCCAAAACAGGAGGGACTCCAGGGGGAAGGTAAAACCATTTCCCATAGCAGACATTTTACTGTATACTATAGTATCATCGTCTAATACGCCACTTTCGTGACGCAAGTCTGACAAGAGGCCAAACCATTCGGAAGGAAGCAGTAACTCACAAATACCAATCGATACAGTGTCCGAAGCGGACGCTAAATCAATGGTAGAGTACTGTTCCGGTCGACGACCATCACCAACAGAACCAACCAATGACCCAACACGGGCCATATTCTGATTCTTAAATTGATCACGGAGGTCAACACCTACACCTTTAAGCCTTTCCATAAGCGTTTTCTTAACGCCTAATTGAAGATACATATTAAGTGTATTTCCTATCCCGATAGGACGCATTGATTTCGCGTCCTTCTCGACAAAGCTAATACGTTCGGATTCGCTAATAGCGATTACGTCATCCAGTAGTTGACTTTCAACATAACCTGGAGTCGAACCTGGTAAAGGGACTTTCGTCCTTACACCTGATCCGTCTAAGTAATCATACCACCTCCTATTTAGGGAGATAGCCGCTTTAGCATAGTTCTGGCTCTTCGACGTACAATACAACTCTGTGGACTGGTACTTGTGATAAACAGTACTAGCCCTAAAGGTGCATTCAGTTGAAGTTCCTTTTCCGTGTTCCCCCTCTGCTAACATTTTCATGATATCATTGGGTGTAAGTTCGCCAAGTGCATCGTCAATCAATCGACGTGCGTGGTAAACAAACTTCGGAAGCGTGCCATCAGCCTTACATAGGCTTAAACGTTGGTTGGTTTCCTTACATTGACTCTCGGCCGCATACCATTTTTCAATGGCGGTGGCGCGTGTGTCAAATGGGGTCTCAACTTTCGAGAATGGGTACTTCTTAAGAAGTGAACACAGAACTCGGTGGCCTTTCACTAACTCAATATCTTCGCTCTCATAATTCTTTGTGAGTGCGTCAATAATTGTAGCTAGCTCGACATAACCTCGTATATCTTTAGTCTCGCAAATTGTAGCGATTCTTGAGATGAGATCAATGTCGAAAAGATCACCGGTGCCTTGAACAAAGGCGTGGAGCATTTCAAAGGGATCAGCCTGCATGGCTGACAATCCAACGGAAGCGGTCTGTTTGATCGCATTCAAATAAGAATGTACACCTGGTTTGGTGTTCATAATTGTATCCTTCTAATGTTGAGGTACTACAAGGCAAACTAGCCGAGTATTAGATTAGTGTTCGATGACACCAGTTAGGAAAACACTTTTTACAAATGTAGCATCTTGTAAAAGTAGACCTAATTGATATGCATCTTCGACTATATCAGCCTCAAGCGTTCCGACCGGCAACGAACCTTCAATGGTAAGTTTACGGTTACGAACTACACTTGCACCTTCCAAGTCCAATACATCAGTCGCGCGCACCAAATTAATGGAGCTACGGCGATTTCCGTATTGATTATTGCCTCTTTTAGGAGCAATAGATTTGACGAAGAGTGATTCAGTGTTTACATCAGAAGAGGTAGGGCCTATGAACTCGGCCGTATCTCCGGATACGCGGAATTGAATGAATGCCAATGCCGCAGCTAACGTTGTGGTTAAGTTAATCATTTGATTAATCCTTTAGTATCTGCAGATCGTAACAGCCCATAAAACAGGGCCCCTAGATCGGCAAGTTTGTAGACGTCTAAATCAACGTCGAGAGTTATGAGACTAGGTCCATCAATGGGCTCACGCAAGTAAACATCGTTCGTAGTGGAGTATTCCACTATATCAAGAACGCGATTATCTGTGTTAGCTCGTCGAACGACGATGGTAGAGACTTTAATCTCATCCAAAGTACCGGACCAAGCGGTTAGTACGTCCACGCCTATATCAGGAGTTAAGTGATATAGGAGGCCGTCAAGGTTAGCGAAATAGTCAGCAGCCCATGATAAGAACGTAAGTTCCCAAAATGTGCCGGCGATATTCGTAAAACCGAGTGTTCGCATTTTAGCTACAGATGCAAGGATATTAATTAATACCCCTGCTGTGGCAGTACGATGCGTTTCAACTATTGTCGTAGTGGTTGTAGTGTAATCCGAGAATTCAACTTCCGTTGTACTCGAATCCGCACCAACTCCCATAAGTCGATAGTTTTGCACAGACCTGCCGCTATGTTCGCCAATACCTTCTTGGTGTAACTTGATAGCATCCTCCACACTAAACATTAGTGGGCGAATAGCAAATCGAAGTTCCATCCAGGCGTTAGCCGAAAAGTCGAGGATCGCAAGACCCAACTCCTTTTCGTAAGATGTACCGTTCTGCTTAGAACGTGCTTTCGCACGTTTCACAGCGGCCTTATAGGTCCGGGGAACAACCCCTTTCCAATGGCCACGACGGACAGCTTTAAACATAGAGCCAATGCGGGAAAATACCGATGCGATATACTGCACCGTTTCCGCGCCTTCACCGAGTTCCTCAAGGTATGCAAATGCTCCCTTGTTGACTTTACCAAACGCAGCGTTTATAGCTGTTTGTTTGATGTCAAGAAACCCGACATGTGAAATGTCTAAATGCTCAGTACGTATGTTTTCTATCTCGACGTCAGTCGGAGGGAGAACTTCAATGTACTCAGGATTTAATGCACCCAAACACTTTAGATCGTTCTGGCCATATCCGTATTGGACAGTGCCAGTATACTTTCTAGTGAGCGATGCATGGAGCGACCTTTCAACTTTAAAATCAGTTTTACGATGATAAACAGGGTTATTTATTACCTGTCCATCCGAAAACTTCTTCTTGAAGTTGTGAGTCGGTACATCCGATATTTCACTATCCTTATAGCTCGAAAGCATCTCAACCGTACTAGTACCAGAAAAGTCTTGTTCCTTTAAGAGCTCGTTAAGAGAACTTAAGAAATTAGCTTTATGCTGGGCATGTTGCCCCGCATTACTGGTAAAGTTAGTTATAGTAGATGTCTCGCCATAGGAGTGTCCGATTAGGACATCCCAATAGCCAGCTGTAGGCCAACCATTAGAGTACGATATCACCTGAAAAGATGATTCAATCGTCCACTTCTGGCCGGGCACAGTTTCGATTTGAACGTACGATTGTGTAATCTGTACGTTGCTACTCCCTAGGGAGGTCGGGTCTGCAATACTTGCAGATATATATTCAACAGCCGGACCGGTGGTCCGATGTCTTGTATACAAGGCACTAGTCATAATAATCTCCATTATGGATTTTAAGAACGACTAGCAAAATCCTCTTACGAGGTGCCAACCGAAAGGATGGCACCTCGTAAGAGGATTTTGCTAGTCGTTCTTA